CGACAACAACAAGCAATTTAATACTGGCAAGACCGAAGGTGTTTGCTACGTTAAAGAAAAAGCCTGTTACCCTTGCTAAAATAGCGAAACCCTAACAGTCGGGAAGGACTGAAAGGGTTTCTAAACAAGGCAAATAAGGAGATTCGCCATGTCTGAAAAGAATTGTAAGGCTTGTGACCACTTTGTAGATAGTGGACATAGCATGGGTACTTGTCGGCGTTATCCGACTTACCAACACCGCAGCCCAATGGAGCGTTGCGGTGAATTTGCGCCTGTGCCATATGCAGACCCTGTGCCTGATATGCTTGCATTGCCTGTTCGTATAATGACAGACAAGCCAAAACGCAAGTACACCAAGAGGGTGGCAACATGATCAAGCCATTGCGCGACAAAATCATTGTCAAACCTGAACAGCGGTTTAAGTCTGAACTGTTGGACTTGAGCAAAGTAGAAGGCGCTTTTACCACGGGCTACGTGGTTGCATTGGGTGACGATGCTATGCGCCAGGGGCTAAAGATGGGCGACAAAGTGCACTATGGTACTGTGGCAGACACGGCCAAAGACGAATATTTGAAGTTTGAGCCAATTAAGATTGGTGAAGACACTTGTTTGCGGATGAGTTGGCAAGACATTTGTTTTGTTGAAGAATGATAGTCAAAGAAAACATCTACACCTTGGCAATGGCTTATGGACTAGCCAAAAAGCAGTTGGCCTACTATAAAAAGAACGGCAACCGCTACTATGCCAGTATGTATAAGGGCATTGTGTATTCGTTTGAACAGCGGTTTAAAGACATAAATGAAGACATTGATGTTCTGGCCTACTTTGGGGAAAACCATGCTGAAGCGTAAGATTCAATGGTTAATTTGGAAAATCGGCAAGTTGTTGGAAAAAAAAGACCCAACAAAACGACCACGACTTTATAAACAATCAACCGTAGTAACTGGAGAAGATAAATGAAAGAAGCAATCCAAAAGCGCATGGATGAACTGATGGCCCAAGGCAAGCAGTTGGAAGTCAATTTGCACATGATCAATGGTGCTTTGGAGCAATGCAAATGGCAATTGGCTGAGTTGGAAAAGCAAGAAACGCCCAAAACAGAAGAAACCCAATAAAATCTGGTAAACAACCAGAGGATTTTCCATGCCAACCCTAGCCGACATTTACAGCGCCATCAATACTGCAAAACGCAAGGGGGCTGACTTTGCCCAAAACCCTGGCACAAGTTTGCAGCAGATGTTGGGTAATGCTAATGACCAAGCTAGAGGTTTTAACCAGCTAAATGACCAAGCACTTGCTGAAATGCAGCAGACGGGGCGGCTAACTGGCCCTGCTGGTCAGCAGTTGATGCAGACGATGGGGCAAGCATATCAGCCTGTTGGCATGACTGTTTATCATGGTTCGCCCCATGTTTTTGAAAAATTTGACCTTTCAAAAATAGGAACTGGTGAAGGGAATCAATCTTACGGTCGTGGTATGTATGTAGCACAAGCGCCTGATGTTGCTAAATCTTATAAAGCAGTAAATGCAGATGTTTCTAATGACCCTATTGGATATGCGTCACAAATTATCAATTCTTACAACGGAAATTCTGAAAAAGCACTTAGTTATTTAAAAGCAATTCTGCCTGCACAAGGTGAAAAAACTTTTGCTGGTGGTTCACGAGATTTAATTCAAAACACTATTAAATCTATTGAAGACCAATCTTATAAAAACAAAGAAATTGGAAATCTTTACAAAGTTGACTTGCCAGACACACACATTCGTAGGATGTTGGATTGGGATGAGCCTTTAAAGAATCAGCCAGCACCTATTCGTAAGTTGGCTAAATCTCTTGGAATTGACTTAAATGATGCTGGTGCAGACCTTTTGGCTCAAATTGGCAAAGGGCAAGAAGGAAAGCAGATTCTTGAAAAAGCTGGGATTCGTGGCGTTAAGTATTTAGATCAAGAAAGTCGTAATGCTTCAGGTTGGCATATTACACCACCAAGCAACACAGTAAGCGGCAAATGGATGGTCAAAGGAAGCGACTACAACTCTAAAGGCTCACATTTTGAAACCGAAAAAGAAGCCAAAGATTACATGAAACAAAAAATAGGTGAAGCAACGCGCAACTTTGTAGTTTTTGACCCTAATCATTTAACAATTCTTGAGCGAAACAACCGACCAATCAAATGACAGAAACACCCGAAAAGCGCCCTGTTGGTAGACCAACCACCTATGACCCCGCATATTGCGAGACAGTCATAGCATTGGGGCGCTTGGGTAAGTCTATTGAGCAAATCTGCTATGAACTGCATACTCCTGTAAGAACTTTGTATGAATGGCGTGATCGTCACGAAGAATTTTCGCAAGCCTTGGAAGAAGCCAAGACTTATGAGCAAGCGTGGTGGGAAGAACAAGCCGCTTTGTATATGCTTGAACACAAGGATGCGTCTAAGCTAAATGCTTCGCTGTGGTCGCGTAGTATGGCGGCAAGGTTTCCTAAGAAGTACCGTGAAAGCACAAAGACCGAGATTACAGGGGCAGATGGAGCGCCGTTGCTGTCTGGCATTCAAGTGACCTTTGTAAAGCCTAATGAGTGACATACAAGGCGCAATAGCCAAGGCACAGTTCCCAATCAAGCTGCAATGCTTGTTTGAAAAATCACGCTACAAAGTTCTTTACGGTGGTCGTGGTGGCGCTAAGTCATGGGGTGTCGCTAGGGCATTGCTTATCAAGGCCGCCAAAGACCCGTTACGCATCTTGTGCGCCCGTGAGTTTCAGACCTCAATTCGGGATTCGGTTCACAAGCTGTTGTGCGACCAGATTGAGGCGCTTGGCCTGTTGGGGTTCTATGAGATTACCCAAAACACGATTAGGGGCAAGAACGGCTCAGAATTTAACTTTGTTGGCCTAAAGAACAACGTGGCTAACGTCAAGTCATATGAAGGCGTGGACATTTGTTGGGTAGAAGAAGCGCAGACAACCAGCCGATTTAGCTGGAACGTGCTGATTCCTACCATTCGCAAAGAAAACTCAGAAATCTGGATTACGTTCAACCCAGAGCTAGAAACTGACGAAACCTACCAACGGTTTGTCATTCACAAGCCTGATAACGCAATTGTTGTTAAGGTGAACTGGTCAGATAACCCGTGGTTTCCTGAAACGCTGCGTGAGGAAAAAGACCAGCTAAAAGCCCGTGACCCGCAAGCCTATAACGTGGTGTGGGAAGGTTTATGCCGCCAAACCGTAGATGGCGCTGTGTTTGCCAAGGAAATGCAGCTTGCCGAGTTGGATGGGCGCATCACAAAGGTCAACTATGACCCGACAAAGCCCGTACACGCCATTTTTGACTTGGGCTGGTCAGACGCTACGGCTATTTGGTTCTTGCAGTTTGTGGGCATGGAAACCCGCCTGATTCGCTACACCGAGGGCAATCAGCAGACCATGAGCGACTATTTAGCTAAGATGCAAACCTACGGGTATATCTACGACACGCTTTGGTTGCCGCATGACGCTGAGAACAAGACGCTGGCTGGCAATGGCCGTAGCATTGAGGAAATCGTTAGAAATGCTGGCTACAAAACCCGCATTATCCCAAGAACGCCTATCTTGGACAGCATCAACGCTGCCAGGACAATTTTTAGGAATTGCTGGTTTGACCGTGATAACTGCCATGACGGGTTGCAATGTTTGCGGCACTATCGTTACGATGTGGACCCAGAGACAAAGCAGTTCAGTAAAACGCCTGTTCACGACAATTACAGCCACGGCGCTGACGCTTTCCGCTACATTGGCTTGATGATTAACGAACCAAAACAGCGTAGACAACCAAAGCCAACGCAATATTATGGTGGCGCTAATAGTTGGATGAGTTAAAATTAGGCAACTTGTCAAAGGACATATATGGCAGATGATTACGACCCACGAATTCAAGAAGCAATTGAATTCCTGAAACTGGCAAACGATGCCGACACAATGAACCGTCAAGAGGCTCTTGAAGACCTCAAGTTTGGCGGCGGCGATCAATGGCCTGTGGAGTTGCAAAACTCACGCAATCTGGAATCACGCCCCGTCATTGTGGTCAACAAAGTGGATAACTATTGCCGCCAGGTCTGTAACCAACAGCGCCAGCAACGACCACGCATCAAAGTTCATGCTGTCAATACGCAGCAGGACATGGTTGACGCGCAAGTCATTCAGGGTGTCATTCGCCACATTGAAGTCAACTCAAACGCCGATCACGCCTATGACAATGCTTTTGAATACGCTGTGCGCATGGGTTGGGGTTATGTGCGTGTCCGCACAGACTACGTTTCAGAAGATTCGTTCGATCAAGAAATCTATATTGACCCTGTAGACAACCCGTTTACCGTCTACTTTGACCCCAATTCTGTTGCCCCTGATGGCTCTGACGCTGACCGTTGTTTAATTACAACAATGATGCCAAAGAAGGAGTTTGCCAAGCTCTATCCTGACGCAGATGACGGCAATGGCACATCATTTACGCAGCGCGGTACTGGCGACAGCCAATCAGAGTGGATTACAAAAGAGGACATTCGCCTTGCTGAGTATTACTACACGGTGCGCGAAAAGGCCATTTTGTATCTGTTGAGCGATGGCTCTAGCACCTTTGCTGAAGATAAAGATTCGTTTGCGCGTTTGGCCATGGCTGGCATCACCGTGATTGACCAGCGTAAGTCATACAAGAAAACTATTAAATACTGCAAGCTAACAGCCAACGAAATCATTGAAGAAGGCA